TTCAACATTGCGTTTTGCTGTGCCCACTGATTCATCTGATTTGTTTGCTGTTGCTGGCCCCATCCGCTCATAAATTGATTAGCGGCATTACTTATGACATTTCCCCAAATATCGGCCTGATTGGTTGCTCCTGTAGCTGCCACATTGCCTTGATTCATTGCTATATTTCCGGCATTCGTAGCAAATTGGTTACCTGCATTTGTTGAGGCATTTACAGCATTCTGTCCCATACCTGCTATAGTCCCAAATTGGTTAAATTGCTGCTGGTTTTGTCCCATTCCCCGATTCCATGCTTGATTATACTGATCAGCATTAAAACCTTCTTGACCCATGTAATTATTCCACATCTGATTATATCTACCAAACTGATTGCCATATTCTTGTGAGGCTGCACCTTGCCCATAATCCATAAGAGCTTTCCCTGTGTTGCCAGAAAAATATCCACCACGAGCAGCCGCGCTTGATTCAACACCAGCCAGCCCTTGGTTTAATCTCCATTGATAACTTGGGTCAGCCTGTGGCCCGGTTGTATTGAACTGAAATTCTCCAGGACTTTGTAATGAGGAAACGGGCTTATATCCTGCATCTGCTGTTGGGTCTATTGATCCAGCCTCACCAGCTATTCTGCTTATTTCAGGCAAAGCCTCAGCACCATACTGCCTATATGGAGCAAGTTGTGACTGTGATGTATCCCACTGATTTTGCTGAAAACCAAGCGCATCCCTTGCACTTTGTTGTTGTGCCTGTGTTGCTCTATCCTGAGCCTCTGATTGAATTATTCCAGATACTACACCTGCTCCTGCTGAGACCGCTGCTAACCATGGCATTATAGTGTCCTCCTTATTCCTATACTCTGTTTCGTAAATCCGTGACGTTCCCAAAAATCCAAACGATCAGGAAAACATATTGCTGAAAATTCAACTGCCTTGTTCCCTTTCGCGCTTTCAATTGCTTTTTCCCAAAGTTGACCACTAACATCTGTTCTTCTATAATCAGGGACAACATAAAAATAATTTATTGTTGCCACCCAAATACCTTTTCCTGGCTCTGGCTGCATAGCATAGTCAACAAACCCAATAATAGTATCGTTTGCCTCAGCCACAAACATAAAATATCCATCATACCGCATGAGGCTCACAGCATAATCACGCCACATTTCCAGGTCGGGATTCAATGTTGGCTCTGACTCTTTTACCATACACCTCCACAACCTACTAAGTTCAAACAGATCAGTCACCAACCCACGCCTAATAATCATTCTGGTGCCGATGGGGGTGCTACTATGGGAGCAGGTGGAATCGGAGTCGTAAGCGCCTTGCTCAAGTCAACCAGTGCCTGAGAAAACATCAATGTGTTTTCGTCTGGTGCTTTGTTTACCCTTCCAAGCATCACCATTAAATTTTTGTGCTGTTCCTCTGTCAATTCAATTAGCATAATGCCCTCCTTTTAATTTTTGTCAGTATGCTCGTACCATGATAATTTCACAGATACCACATTGTTGTCAGCATAAGACGTAACCCGCAACAAGTATTTTGTGTTTTGTTTTAAAACGTGTTCGTTGTCTCCTCTGGAGCCACCACCAGAAACAATACTATTAATACCAGAACCGGTGCTGACTCCAAACATACTTTGCAATATAGCGTTTCCGTCTGCTGCATCATCGTTAGAAGCATTTAACAAGGTTGTGTTCGCTGTTGCAGAATTACGGTTATTATTATAGGCTGTTTTAGCTGCCCCGGCAGTATGTGTGCACGTCTCAAAAAGCTGGACAAGTGTCTGTAGTGCTCCGTCCACACTAAAAACCAAATGTGGCCACAACGTAGTGTTTGGAACGGTTATTAATATATCTATAGTATTTGTATCATCCAAATCAGCATCGTATTCTGTATATTCAAAATGACTACCAGAATGTATTTCATGATGTTCATATTCTATCGTCTGTAATGAATTTGTAGAGGAATCTATACGCACCTCATCCGTTTCGCCTGCGCCACTGCCCCATCTAGCTGTTAATAATTTCCATAAACTCATATCGTCACCACCAATGTTCCGTCGTTTCAAAATGCAAGTCCAAAACTTCGCCATCAGACAATAGTTGTGTTGCTGATCCCATCACATTCTCAGCCCCGTTACCGTCTATAGTAACATCATTACCACTTGTTCCGCAATTCACTATTTTATAGTGCAGACCATTTATTCCAGCTGGCAGCGTTATTGTTATTGCTCCGCCGTCTGTGTCAATCATGGCTATTTCATCGGTTGCATCAAGCGTTGTGGCGACTGTTTCTCTAGTTGTTTTACAAATCCTATTTGCGCTTGTTTTAACTGAGCCATCAAAATCACCAGCACCAGCACAATATAATTCGGCCACATTCAGTATTGGGGCATTGACTTCCACGCCAATATCAGCCACGAGATTTAGCCATCCATCAAGACTTGAATAGGCATAAATTGCCGTGTCTCTAAAAGCTATTCGTGAATCCGTATCCATCAACAGCACACCAGTACCGACCACTTTTGGATTTAAAACAAGATTGGTTCCGTTATACACCAAACTAGCATCCTGCCCCGCACCAAACAACAACACATCTGAATCACTCGGAAGCTGTACGTCTCCTACTAATTTTAGTGGTCCGCTATCAGGTGTTATTGTAAGCCCACCAGTGGATTCAGCTGATAATAAGTTTTCATAAACTCCTGCAATATTAACAACAATGTTGTCTATTATCCATCCAGCTTGGTATCCTGACATTGCGATTGATCCGGTCGCATATGTTGCATCTACTATGTCGTTGGTAGCAACAGGAGAATTATTGTAATATATTTTAATTGATGTCCCTAATGCCACTATTTTTACATGTGTTACAGGATTTGGTGATGTTTGAGCATCTAATAATGTAGCACCTCCCGGAAACGCGGGTGATCCTGCTTTATATATTTTAGCTTGTCCGGCAACTCCAGGCAAGCATTGCATCCAATAAGTAGTTGCTCCGTTATGTCTAAATCCAAAATTCAAGCGAGAACCAGTCACAGAAACATCAAAATCAACTGAGTAATTAGTCCAAGCTAATCCTGCGTCTAACACAAACGCACCTGCCCAATTTGCTACAGTTGCCTTGCACTCGCCAGATGGTGCAGCTGTTGCTTTAAAAGTTCCAACCTCAGCCAAATATTGATACCATGTCCAACCAAATAAAGTCATGTCGTCACCAGGAGAAAAACCAGAAAAATCTTCCGAATAAAGCACAGTAAGTGATCCATATCTAACTTTTAATGTTTCATTTACCCGTAATATTTTTCCTGCATCATCATAATAAAGACCATCGTTGTTTTCGGTTATGACTCCTAAGGCATCAGAAAACAATACAGATCCGTCAGTCATACCGATATCAGCATCTCCAGAAACCGTTAAATCAACACAAGTTATGGTGTTACCAGTAATATCACCCGTTGTGGTTAAATCTTCCGCGCCTATATCAATTGTGACATTCGCGTTTGATCCATCAAGCTTAAGATACTGCGTGGCGTGGGTATGGCCATCATTTACAACATACAGATTGTTTCCAGTGATTGCAAGGGTTGCATCATGGTTGAATGTGATGTCTTGCCCTGCAATGGTTAGCGGTGCACCTGCCACGGTCGTGGCTGTATGTGTTGGGAAATTAAGATTGAGCTTGCTTTCATCGATAGCAGCAGCCGGGTCCACATATGCATTGGTAAGCTGGCCAACAGCAAACGCATCCGCACCAGTACATAAAATCAACTGATTGGGCGAGGTAACCAAAGCAGCCAATGCTTGTAATGTTGCATCAAGAGTTGGTGACCCATGGGTGTGGTCACCACGGGAAAAGGTTGCTGCTGCGCCTGCATTTGGTACCAATGCAAAAGTTGTTTCAGCAACAACAGAACCGGATGGTGTTATTGGTATACCAGTTCCACCACTCAGAGTCAAAAGTGTTCTGGTCACGTCTGAATACCAAGCACGCCAAGCAGGAGAGGCTATTATTCCATTCGCCTTATTAAATAAGCCATCATTGAATGGAGGAGCACCCATCAAGAAGCCCCCCCTTTCAACTCCATATAAGCACCGATCAGCACTTTTTTAACTGCGGCTGTGATGGCTATCCGGAAACAACGATTTCTGACAGCACCCAGTCTGCGCCAAATCATCCTAGTCAGATATTGACCAAGCATTCCCATGCTCGTTGGGTGATCATTTGACCAAGTATGGCCGCCATCTTTGGACCAAGAAAGCAAGGCGCGAGGGTCAATCTGCTGTGCAACCTGTATTTTGGTCACATTATTAGAAGCATAACCTACAAACCAAACATAATAACCGCTAGCCATTCCATAATATATATCTGTTCCAACACCAACAGTTGCCGTCACAGCGTTGGTCGTGATATTAATTCTGTTGGCTATCGAAGGGAAAACATTAGTCCAAATATCCACACCATCAAAAACAATAGCCCTGTATACTACTCCAGCAAGTGTGGCCGTTACAGTGTCTGTAGCAACATCTATTTTGGATATAGAACCCACTACCTCATTAACAACCCATAACGACGAATTATCAAAAACACTCTGCAAGGGTTGTAGTCCAACAACAACAGTAGCATCAACAACATCTGTGGCAATATTGATTTTAGATACATTTGCTGATCCCCAATTCGAAATCCAAAGGTGAGTATTGGCTTTTGTGATATAATATGGTTGTGTTCCAACTGCAATGGTTGCACTGACTGTATCTGTGGATATGTCTATTTTAGACACATTATCTGAACCAAAATTACAAGTATATACATATCCAGCATCATAAAATAGATACCTAGGACTAGTCCCCACTATAACATTTGTAACAACATCAGTAATTGGATTGATTTTTTTTACTGTTGTACCACCAGCAGACTCATCATCAACCCACACAGAAATTCCATCACTTATAATCTCTATTGGAGTACCGCCAACGGGTATGTTTGATACGATTGTATTTGTAGTCAGGTCAATTTTAACAACAACCCCAAAACTCGTACTAGCAACAAATAAATAGTTTCCCTGAATAGCCATACCGCGCCCTTGATAAATGCCAAGGCTGATAGTTGTTTTTTTATCAGTAACTTTATTGATTATTGTTACATTATTGTTTGGCAAGCTAGTACTTGATACATATATAAAATTGTCTTTTTCAATAATATGTATCGGGCCACCTTCAACCGTTATTGGGGTTACTTTCGACACTATCCCTGTGAGGGGAGCCAGTGATCCCACCCCAGTCTCTGCATCTAACTGTAATTTGCTAATAAACATATTAACATTGTTGTCATCAATTGGAGGGGCAACACGAACGCTGGCAATTGGTTCGCCATTGTCAGTATAGTAATCCTCAGACATTTCATATATTTTACCACCCACATAAGAGCCTACAAAATGTTTCCCCCAAGCGTGTGCATAAGCATTCCCAATATGTCTATTAACTTGGTATGGATCTCCTGAATAGTAGGAGCGTTCATGGCATAACCCGGTTGTTGCATCATAGACCCAGGTAGCATTTGCAGAGGGAAAGGTCAAAACATAAAACTCATGCCCATTGTCAGTATAGCAATACCCCCACGCATCTGACACCTCAGTATATTTTGAAATATGGTAATTGATAGATTGTGGAGTGACTATTTCCATGCCATAACCATTGACCATACCAACGCCAAATATTTCACCAGCATTACCATTGCGCTGAGAAACTAAGCAGAATATTGTGTTGTTACCCTTGGCAATTGAGTGCGGCGCGATTGTCCCGTAATCAATAACAGCCATCCTTGAAAAAGGGAATGGGTTTGATGTTCCGTCTGGCACCCATATCTCTGCACTGTATTCACCAAACAACCATGCCTCATTATGATTATTAACTACACAATTAAGGTTATCTGGATAAGAGTCTGCTGTAGAGAAAGCCAGTGCCGGCCACACAGTTCCATCATACAAATTTGAAATAGCAACCTCTGCACCACCTTTGTCAATCATGAAATACCCACCAATAAAGGCAATCGTTTGGGCTGGAACTGCAAAGCTGTTAAAAGCAAACGTGCTAACATTAACAACATAAACATTAACGCCATCAACAAAAGCCAGTTGGTGTGCTATCCCGCCACCAACCCCATAAAGCCCATTGTCAGCCATAGACACACGGCCATCAAGCGTGGCCAATTCAACTTGGTTTCCTGAACCCGCATCAACAATAGGGAATATGTCCTTTGCAGCATTTACTGAATAAAGTTTGTTGCCAGATACAAAATAGATCAGATTATTAAAAAAGTGTGCACATCGGATCGGACCCAAGGTGGTGTCTACATACAACAATAGCCCAGGAGTTCCCACCAGCGACCCAACAGATTTGCTGTCTCGAGGGTTTAATTCTGGGTACAGGTTTATGCACCTAGAGGCATTTATATTTGTGCTGCGTCCCTGATATCCTGGTCCTATGATTCCATACTTTGCCACGATTATCTCCCTGTCATTATGTTTGATCTTTCAGGTACAGGCAACCAAAGGTCTGCTATTTCCTTTGTCTGTGATGCGTTGATTTTCTCGATTGCACTCATTGTCTGATCAGCAAAACGCAAAACCTCTCCTGGTGTTGAAAGTCCGTATTCAGTTGCTAACAAAGGTGACAGATTGAAAATGATTGCAGCCTTATACACGTCCTCCATTGTGATATTGGTATCCAAATCAGCAATTAAAGTCAGTGGCTTTTCAGAAAACATATAGATTGTATAAATGACATCCGGAACTGGATAAAAAATCAAGGTTGTTCTCTGGGCCGTCTGCTGTGTTTCACCAGGGTCTTGGTAAAGCCTATCCGGACGGCCTGGAGTTGTTTTTACTGTCAAATCATTATATTGACCCGTTGTGATTATTTGAACAGAATAGTCATTCCCGGTTGAATCCCTGACAAATGCTGAGTTGATTTTGTGTGGTTTTATGGTGTCAAAATCTGTTGGCAATGCTACAGACGATACACCCATGGTATACGATGCCTGAGCTGCAACAAGAGGGAAATTTTCTTGAATTTCGGCCAGAGTCATAAGATTCCGGGCACCCCACAAGGACAACATCAAGTTCAACGAATCAAGGCCATCGTTCATCATTTCAGCAGATGGCGTTTCGCCCTCAGCCCCCACACCGATTAATTTCAAACTCTTTTTTACCATATCCCGCGCAGTACTAAGGGCCATTTCAATCGCCACCTTTCTGATTCACAAACCAATTATTTCTTGGCGGCTTTTTTAACCGCCTTCTTTGCCACCTTCTTTGGTTTTGGTGCTGTTCCTGGTGTGTCTGTTTCATAAACCTCAGCATCTTCTGCCACTGCCACCTCCACCAATTCATCAGGAGTCAATCGCCAACCATCATCAAGCAACAAATTCAATTCCTCTTGGCTGTTGCATTGTTGGTAAGTATACCCACCTTGCTCAGACTTCTTTGTACCATCGGTCAAGTGATAAATAATCCTTGGATATTGCATGTCTTCCTCCCACGTGTTTTTTATCGGGTTACTACCCGATTTCATTACATTTTCAACAGACTTGCAGCCTTGGCTTGGGCTTCCTCAATTGTTTTGCAGACAATTTTCCGATCATACCCAGGCTTGTCGCATGTTCCAGAAATATACTGACTAACTATATATCCGTTTTCAGCCTTTGTGATCTCCGCCGATTTTCTCTGACCCACAGGAACAGAAGTTACGCGTGTTGCTGATGTATCTTTATTCCGTTTTGATGCGTATGCCTTCATGCCATCTTTTCCCTTTGCCATTGTCTTCCTCCAAAATTTATTTGAACAGTAAAATCAATATCTCCGTGTTGCCCCTTGGCTCCGACGATTAGCAGCATAGGTTTTCATGTTATCACGTGCCCGAGGAACAGATTTTTTAGGGGCAACCTTCTGCACGCTTTTTTTCTTTGCTGGTGACCCCATCTCACTAGCACCACCTTTGTAGATTTCATCAGTGCGCTTTGAGCTTTTAAAAATCCTTTCACTCATCCGGTTGATTCTAGCCTCATCAGCAGCTGTGGTCTTGGCTTTCAATTTTGGTTTCGCATTCGACATCATTTTTTTCGGCATTGGGTTTGAGTCCTTTCTTTTATATTTGATTTAAAAAAGCAAAGTTCCCAAACACTTCTGTTGCTTTTTTGTTATACGCTATAGCTGCTACTTTTGGATCATCAAACGATCCTAAATAGTGCGTTTTCCCATCACATTGAATTCTAGCCCTATATTTTTTTTCTGGCTTTCGATAGGATACACCTTTGAAATTTGTTGTATTGTTGAAATATTTGCTTTTGTTCTTTAGATTTAGTGATCTGGTTACAGCCCTTAAATTGCATTTCTGATTATTAAGTCTGTTTCTATCAACATGATCTGCTTCTTTTTCTTTAAAATCCAGTCCATCAATACCAATAATAACACGGGACATATGTATACAGTGCCTTTTGCCATCAACAAAATTCGACCATCTCCGAGCATATCCACAGTGATAAAACCATGAATGACAGTTTAATATTTCAAACCAATCATCATCAACTAAAGCAAGCTTGCCTTGCGTAAGTTTGATTTTTTTCACTTTAAACCACCTTTTCTAAAAACAGCAATTCCGTTCCAAAATGTAGGATGACCATTTCCAGAAGTTAATTGTTCAATTATTGTTTCCCATTCATTCTTGCTCTGATTGAAAAATTCTTTAGTCGCGTCTCTTGGTGCATCCCAATTCCAATCATCAACCATAACAATGGCATTATCAGCCAAGAATGGTTCAGCGATATTCAGCCCATCAAGCTGATTCTGATAGTCATGAGCACCATCATAGAAGTAAAAGCCTATTTTGTTTACAGGCTTATGCATTGCATTGAAATACTGTTTGTAGTCCATCTCAAAGAAATGGTGGTTTTCACTACGTGCATCCAAGTATCTTTTTCTGAACTCCATACGTGGCCCACCAAACTCAGAGAAATTATCAATACCAATGCAGTACTTGTCTGGATTGCTAACCATGCCAGCCAACAATGAAAATCCGTGCCAAACACCTACATTCACGTAAAACTGATCAGATGGCATTTCACGCACAGCTTTATTGATCAATGACCCAATAGCAAAGGTAGACATACGAGGCATTATACAAAGATCAGATAATCCACCAACAACCATTTTTTCAGGAATATCAGTGTTTGATATTTCCAGATTTTGCTGAGGGTCCATTGGTGAAACTGTATTAAATCCTATTGAGCAGGCGTATTCGCGGAAGTCCATCCCGGCACCTCCTTAATTGGTAGAAGTACAAATTGCAGCAAAGATCCATCATCATTATTCCATCCAACAGTAAAATCACCTTTGTAAATATCACGAAAGTCAGTCATCATGGTCTGCCCACACTGCTTGTACGATTCCTGAGACAGAAATGCAAGAGTAATCAGGTTTATCACTCGACGGTGAGAAGGATCACCCCACTGTTGAGGGCTGAATGTAACAGTATCTGTTTTGGGATCGATTATGCCTTTTTCGCTAGGAACAAGTGCCAAAAAGAACCCGCCTGGTTTGATTATCCGGTGGAACTCCTGAAACTGAGCAAAGAACGACTTGTAATCGCCCTGATCGCTCAAGTGCTCCAGAACACCATAAGCATGAATTTCATCAAAAGTATTGTCCTCAAAAGGATATGGCAAAACTTCCAAATCATGAAGCACATCCGGCTTGCAATCTTCGTTCATGTCAAGTGTTACCACTTCGCCATCCCATGAGGTTTGATCACCCACCCATATCCTTTTGATTCTGCTGTGACCGCATCCGACAAGCAAGTTTTTTTTCATGGCTTCACCCCGTCACGCTCTGGGTAAGCATGACTATATGGTGTTTCCAATCGGCTTCTCTGGTTTTTTCCACTTTTCAAATATTCATAAAAATTACCCTCAAAATTACGCTGTCCACAATGGATAAAAGTGATATTTGGCATCGCGTAGCATTTACCACCAGCCTTTTCCCACAGCTTACAGAATCCATAATCATCTCCAAACCAACGCCCATCCTCCACATAGGTTCCAAAAAGATTATAGGTAACTTTTCCACTTAGAGCATCCGTATAGGCCAGATCTGGGTTTGCTGATGTTAACTTTTCTATTGCACTGCGTTTGATTTTCATAAACCCTGTAGGCAATCCAGACGCAAGCAACACTCCGTTTTCGTTGATCACGTGACCTTGAACGTCGGTTTTGAGCATTACAGGAAACACATCTTCTGCTTGTTTTTTTGGATAGATACCGGCTATGACTTCCTCGTTTGCACCAATAAGCATCTTAAAATCATCCGGCTGGAATCCTATGTCAGCATCAATAAAGATAATTTCAGTTGCATCAGATTCCATGAATTTCCTGATCAGGTTGTTACGGGCCATAGTGACATAAGGTAGTCCAACCTCAAAGCAAACATCAGAAGATATATTGTTTTCAATCAATACCTTCATCGCTTTCATAAGTCCTTGGACACAGGGCACAAACACCTTTTTGTCATAACACGGTATCGCAACGAAAATTTTGAACTTTTCTTTTTCCATTAGGTATGTCCTTTCCCACGCGGTTAGATTGTGGGCATTATTTTCCGGGATACCCAGCCCGGGTTCCGCGTGGGCGGAATCGTTCAGAGAGAACCTATTTCCTCCCTTATGCGCCTTCAGCCAATCCGGTTTCATTCATGACTGCTTGTTGCTCTTTGGTCTGTTCCAGAGTCCTCTGTGAAGACAAGGAGAACGGAACAGCAACCCAACTACCAGGTATACCTGTACCAGCACCCGGTTCCATAAAGCAACCAACCGTATACTGCTCAAGTGCAGCCGGCGTGATAATCGCAGCAGTAACATTCTCAAAGGTAATACCGAGAGTGTTTGCAGCAGTAACACGACAACCACCAATTGCCAGCCCTGGTTGATGGGATGGTTTGTTGATTTGTACAGTTGCACCAGCAGGCAATCCGGTCACAGTGAAAGTTTCCTCTGCACTGGTATTCGCAGCAACTGACACGGGGCTGAGAATAGGCCGGAATATTTTTAGTGGAGCCACAGGGACTTGTCTGACAACTGTCAGACCATAGACTTCCGCTGCTGTAGGTGTTAAATTACCACCCGTGAAATTCCCAAATCCAACACCGATAGTATTAGCGGCAGATACACGCGCACCGGACATTAAAATACCAGCTTGCAAGGTTGGTTTTTGACAACCAACAACAATATCAGTTGCTACAATTCCGTTAAGAGTAACAGACTGTTCTGCTGTGGTATTTGCTGCAACTAGAGCCAAAGTTCCAGCTTGCATACCAAACGATACAGTATTGCTTATTGCAGGGACTTCATTCATGCAACAGATGGTGTAGTTCTCTGCGGTCGGGGTAACATTTGCAGCTGTAGCATTGACAAAAGAAATGGCAAGCTGGTTGTTCTCAGCAACACGCACATTGCTGATTGCAATACCTGCTGTTGCTGTTGGTTTGGTAACCATAGCCACCATGCCTTTTTCAATGATATTTCCACCAATGGCCGTAACAGTTGGCGCAACATAACCCTGTCCAGCATCCTCAATCCATACTCGATCAATAACACCAAGAGCGGTAACATCACAACCCAACAGCGCACCAGCTCCACCTTTTGCATCAACCACAGCCAACGTAGGCACTTGGAAAAAACCAGTACCACCAGTCACCAGTGTTGCGGTGATGACTTTACCATAACCATCAACAGTAAGCGTGATGGCTGGTTGAGTATTTGTGATATTGAACACCGTTTCAGATGAACTGTCCGCAGGTACCAATGCAGGAGTCAATGACTGAATGTGCGTTGGCGCACCACGTAATACAACCACATTATAATCCTCACTTGCGGTTGGGGTAAGAAAACCAGCCACAGTATTGGAATAGGTCATAGATACAGTATTGGCTGCGCTGATGCGCCCTGTATGTATACCCATACCAGCCTGAGCAGTTGGTTTATTGACCGCTGCCAAAAAGTCCGTTGTTGCTGGACCATTTCCGGCAGTAGTTCCAACCGTCAAAGCTTGCTCTGCGGTTGTGATCGTTGCCACTGATACAGCAGACAAGTCTTCTTGGTAGGTTACAACTTGACCCCCATCAGATGCAGGCACTGGTGCCTGTGCTGGGTTGGATCGTGGGTCCTTACTGAACTTCGTACCATCCGGATGAGTTCCATCCAGGTATTTGATGTTTTTCCACTTCATATTATTGGTGCTCATGTTGTTATTCTCCTTTACGTTTTTTCTTTTTTCTCTTACCCAAATACAATGGTTGACAAATCTGGCCGTACAAGCGTTGGCACCATGATTGCATCAATACGAGTGGCACAACGGTCATTGGTCCAATCCGAAGCCTGCCACAAGCGCAAGGTGATACCTTCATGCGTAACCATAACGCACTTTTTAGCATCATCATACAGTGGCAAATCCACGGTGGTCATAACAATTGAATCCTTTTGATGTGCTAGATTCAACACAGTTGCAGTGCTTGCAGCACCGGAAAAGGTCACAACAGCACCAGCCAAAGGCAACGCTTCAACTGTTCCATTGACATTGATTGGTAGCAATGGGTATCTTTTCACAAGAGTTGTACCACCAACCAGTTTTTCAGGATTTGACAAAATTATTTGTGGTGCAATGCTTAGCGTAGCTTGACCAGCTGCGTTTGCAGTAGCTGCTGCTGTAACAACAAACATACGCAAGAAAAAACGCGGTTGCTGATTCATAGGATTAACCGCATTCACACCAGCAACAGTGAAATGCTCACCAGCTGATACGGTTGCGTTTGCACCAAGGCCAGTAACTTGAATGGTGCTATCACCATCAACACTACCAACCAACACAGTACCATTTGTGCGCGTTCCCGTAGTGATCGTGGGAATGTTCACATTTTCCACAAAATCCAAATTCATTGCGCGAGTGACCAAGCCATTACGATATTGGCCACTAATATCACGAGCTGGATTCTGTAATGCAACGGTTGCGGATGCAGATAGAGTCATGGCTGCTGAATTCAACGCCATAGTCCGGTCAATGTTTTGTGCACCCATCTCTGTCAGCACAGCCCCAGCATTACCATAGATATTGGGAGAGGTTGTCATCAACAAACCAGCACCACCAGCAGTTCCGGGAGTTGTGCCCGGAGTCCCTACCATATTAGGGACCTGTAGCGCAAGTTTTAACACATCCTCTTCCATTTCATTGGCAATGGAAGCAGCAATTTGTGTGAGATTGGTTTTTTCGTTGAATTGCTCAACAGACATCTCAAGCTCACGGCTACCAAATTCAATAGCAGATTGATATTGATGATTGTCCGTCACTGTGATTGGCAGAGTTTTTTCCACGTAAGGCCGGACTTTTGCAACAGGTCCGCGAGTTACAGGAGTATTCTCTATCCATTTCACATTCAAAGTATCACCGACCTTTGCACCCTCTTTGGCGAACTGGTCAGAATACTGCCTTTTGATTCCTTTGATAACACTCAATTGATTTGTAAGCTGGTACAGCAATTCTTTTGCTACACCACCTATATTTTTAACGGTATTAGCCATCGTGGTATCTCCTTTTTTCTCAAAGGAGGTCCAAGTTGTGTGCGCCTTACCAATTTACCTTTTTCTTTGAGCATCTCTCGCAGCTGCATAATCACCCATATTTTTATCTGCAAGATCAGTCACAACGGTTGTTCCTGATCCGTTACCCGGCACTATTGGCGAGGGCGCACTACTCAGAACCCTCTTTTTTTGTGGTTGCATCGTCGCCTTGACTTTTTCTCTAAGGCTACCAATTTCCATGATAGCCACATCCTGATCCATCTGAGCAAGCTTTGTTGCCTCTGCTGGATTCTTGGCTAGAAAGTAAACAATCTGGGGACCCAAATCACTTTTTTTCACCGCATTAACAATAGAGTCCGCAAACCTAGGAAGCTGAGCAGTATCTATTGTTTCTTGCAGATCAGGTATCTGTTCACCAGCAGCAGTGCAGCGTTCAGAATATTTTTCATCCACTGCGCTTGATCTAGCCATTTTTTGTTTTTGATCATTTTTCCATTCCAGGTCATGCGTGACTTTTTCAGCAACCCACTCCTCATAAGTTCCGTCGTATTCCTCAAGCGGTGTAAACGGAGGAGGACCCGCAGGCTTTTGTTGCTGCCCTGGTTGTGCTCCTTCGGCGCGTCCCTCTAAATATGCAGAGCGCTTTTCGGCTTCTTGTGCTCGTTTACGTAGCTTGATATGTTCCTCAAGTGGAACTGTCTGAGTGTCTACTGCGGGTTCCGCTCCCGGCTCATCGGTATTTGCAGGCTCAACATTTGGGTCAACAACATCACCAACTGGCTGAGGATCGGGGGTTGGTGTTGCTTCGCCCAGGGTCTCATCAGTTGGATTTTCTGTCACTTGCATACCTTCATACTGTGCAGGATCTGACCCTGGCTCTACAGATTGTGTGGTTGCCGAGTCCACTACTTCGGCGTTCGCTGTTACCGGGACGGTCGGTTGTTCCATTATTTCCTCCTGGGAAATTTAATTATTGGCTTTTGCCAATTCTTTCGCGTCTTCATATTCCTCTGGGCCAGTGTTAATTTCAATTTCAACAAAATTTTTACAGCGCCAGCACTTCAACTGCACAATAGCATTCCCAGAGGCCTTCAAAAGAAGTGCTCCCAGAGAAGTTGTGCATTTCGGACATCTATATTTTTTAAGCTTTGCATCCATGTTTAAATTTAACAATTTTGTGTTTGCAAAAGTCAAGGTTTTTTTTCCAAAACCTGACTAACCAACTCTCAACTTTTATCTCTCGGACACATTTACAAAGCACAGGAGCAAAATTTGCATTCATGATGTTCCCCTTGATCGTTCTGAAAAAACCAACATATCCACGGCCATAACACTTACCACAATCCTCACGTGAATAGAAACGTCGGCCCCAACTCTTTTTTGCAATACACCTATAACGCATTATTGGCCTCCAGTTGGCTAAGACGCTCCAGGAACACCAACATCTGCTGGGTGATTAGGGGTAAACAATTCTTCAAGCTTGTTTATGATCTCAGAATTTATACCCTCTTTGCTCTCTGCCAATTGATTCATTAATTTTACAGTTTCGTTTTTTAGCTTAACTTCCTCTGTCTTTGACTTCTGCATTTCAAGTTCCAGCTTGGCCATATCAATCTTGTCCTCGGTTGAGGGAGGCTGTGGTTGTGCTGGTTCAGCATCCTCCTGCTCTGGTAAAACACCAGGCGGCACGCGCTTCCGGATACTATCAGCCCACTCTTTGGCTCCAGGGAAGTCCAACATATCAACCAAATGCCACAAATCACTTGGGTTGATTTTCCCAGCAACTTGAGCAATCTTCATGATGTTCTCTGCTGCCTCTTGGCGCTGGGTCTGGTATGCCGGCCCGGTTGTAACAACGATGCCATACTTTCCCTCAGTGATATTGTTAAAAGGAGTATTCATATTACCGTTACCCTTGCGCTGGGCTTTTCTCAACGCCTTCTTATTAACACCGGTATATTTATCTGGTTCCTGCTTCATTGTCTGCATTACATTTCCGATGGTGGTATTGATTGGCACTGTAGAATCCTTGTCACTAAAACCACGCAGACGGACATCACGCGGAGTGTCATAAAAATGAGGTATAGCATCATTCAGTATCTTTCCAAGCTGAGCCACAAACCCAGACCGATTGTCATGGTAAACATAGGTTGACGTATCACCAGGGGTTTGACGTGCAATAATTGCCTTACCTGACACAGCAGAGCTTTTGTCACCAACATCATCGTTGTACATACCAACTGAATCCTTGAGGTTTTGTTTGCATTCTCCAAGAATGGTGTACATAGCAACAGGCATCTGGCCCATCTGGTTTTGCTCTGGTGCTTTACCGGGGAATTTTGGATCATGGTTATATAGCAAAATAGGGAAATTCTCTGCATTAGCAGATAAATAATCATTCTTGTATCCCTCGATCATCTTTGCACTTGCTTTCCATGGGGTCTTTGGCATGAGTGCAACAATCTCCCACAGAGAGGTGTATGCGTTGTTGATTAATTTTTGTGGATCTTGAGCATCCTTAAACAATCCATCATACCGACGCTCTCCGGCAATATTGGAATATTCGCCAGTCACAAAAGCTACTGGAATAAGCTCACCAGGCCATTCATTTGATTCAAGTATTTTCTCAGCGGTTATTTTCAACCAAATAACATGCGGTTCTTTGATGTCACGTTTTTTTAATATCTCAGGAACTTCATCAAGTTCAATGGTAGACTCATCAAAGGCCACACCAGCAGCAAGAGCCTCAGCTCTCTGCGTATCCTGCTCAGCCTTGGCTTGAGTTATCGTTTGTGTCATTCCAGCAATGAACTTTTCAGCAGCACTGCTCTCCATGTTCTGACCATCAGACAGTTGCACCATGTGTTTGACTGTATACTTTTTATAATAATATTCTCGTACAATAATAGCGTTTTGGCTATACCACCGCTCGCGCTCTGTGTTGGTAATTTCATTGCCTAGCGTAGCAGTAGGGATGTTTTCCTCCCCATACTCTTCAATGAAATCCTCTTTAGTCATCGGGGTATCAACGAAAAAGAACTCTCCATCAGAGTAAAAACGACTATCAGAGGCCATTGGATCAGGATGAACAGCAAAAGGATTGTCGAGTGCTTTGATGTAAAGCTCCTGCAAAAACGGATCATCCTCATCATCGGTGTATCTTGATAAAACACGCCCAGCACCAAAACCACAGTCAACCAACATTTTACCGGCATGGTCATAGATGACCTCAGCATCAGAGATGTACTCAATATTTTTGATCATCCCGGCCTTGATTTCTGCGTTGTCTTTGCTGGCCTTACCATTCGCAGGAACAACCTTGATCTGCACCTTGTTACGGCGCATCTCACCACAGACCTGATTGGAGAACTTGGACATCTCATTGATGGTCAATGCTGGACGGCCAGCCGCTTCACGTTTATCTTTCTGTTTTTCGGTCCACTGTTCACCATACTTAAATTTCAATAGCTCAATGGCTTTTGTGAATGATGCATTAAAAGCATCAACACTTCTGTCAAATTGCTTTTTGGCAAGTCTTAGCCGTTTTTCTTCCTCTTTCTCTGAAAAAATCACCTTTTGTTTGTCCGCGAGATCCATAGTATTACCCTCCTACTAGTTGTGTATGCGTGGCATTGCTGCCATCATTTCAGTAACAGATTGATTCTTTGGTTTCTTCGGTTCAAACCCTACAGCAAAGGTCCGGAATCCATCAGCCCCATGGCAGTTGTGATCATGGTCAGGCCTCTTTGTTAGCACCTTTTTTGTTTCATCGTATTTCGCGTGATAGTTTTCAAGCGCACTGATACCAGGCATACACTTTTCCTCATCGAAATAACATGATTGTAGTATTTCACGCACTGCTGGAATGTGTACATAAACAATAATATCCATGTTTCGTGCCCTTTCGACAACCTCAATAGGACTGATACCAAGGTTCTCCGCAGTTTCTTTACGACTGAGAGCAATATCGTTATTGGTCATTTCACGAACCTCAGCATCATGAGGCATATAGTGGTTGCCATACTTATAACCAACTCTATGGCCTTCCTTCATTTCTTTGGCATACCAAGACAAACCCATGCCAGTATTTTCAATATAATCAATTACATGGTGCACTAAACCAACATGCTGAATAAACCAGATGGTCATACTGTCGTCAAGCCCTAAATCCCAATAGGTGTTAACCTCGATGCTTGGTCTCCATGGCACCTTGCAAATCCTGCCCTGTGCTCTTGCTTCGCCCATCTGCTTACTGTAGTAACTACCAAGCACAGCACCCTCAAAACTACATTCGTATTCCTGCAAGTAAAGAGCCTCTCCCATCTCTTTTTTAAACTGTCCAATATAACCAGCTTTTATTTCCTCACGCTGTTCTTTGGAGAACACAGACGTTTCACTTGCCTTTTTCATATCCGCAAACCAACGTTTGTTCCCCCGTGCATAATCATAGATGTCTTTCAAATGATTCCGACCGCGAGAGGTAGACACGAACGCAGCCCACCCCTTGTTTTTTTCAAGCATGGGACCTAGATATGCCCAAGCCATAGGATTGGCAAGAGCCCACTCACTGAACCATATGCCCACAGGCATTGAACTGACCAGGTTATTGTAGTTATCACTACCCAACAGCTGATAGGATGAACCACTGTTGAATACTATTTTCATTTCGGTGTTGTTGGTTGATTTTCTTATTTCTGGCGGAAAGGCTTCATCAATGCGGAGTATCCCGGTATCAGGATTTATTGCTGTCCATATAGCAGTACGGCACTGCTCTCCCTTTGGAAGTAAGTGCCAATAATTTCCAACCCTCATGTGAGCTGCACAGGCAATAAAATGCATACCAACGGTGTCTTTGCCTATTTGCCTATGAGCAACCTCAACAGCACGCGCACCCAAAGTACGAATTTCTTTATACTTCGCAAACTCTGCCATCTGGGTCTTAAGCGTATCCATCATGTGATTCCACAGTGGCTCCTGGTCAGTCCTGGTTGACCAGTTATAAGGCAGATCTGTATCTAACTCTATGTTATTCAATCATAGTGCTGCTCATTGGCTGTCTGCCTCCTCACCCAACTTTTGCAAAGCGTTCTCCATTGCTTCGTCTAACCATCGCTTAAACCAGTAGTTAGAAAAGTCAAGATCGATGACTACAGTCACCGTGTTTGTGCCCTGTTCCATCAGATACGCACCTCCACTAACCTCATTGATTGCTCACCTCAGCGGTCACACAATAAAACGTGTTGAGGTCTGGATCCGGTTGGTCGAAATAGAACACCACCTGCTTATTCACCACATCGAGAAGGCACAACACATCAATGTCATGACCACCAACGGTAACCGCGGCCGGTAGCTCAATATCATCTATCCAGGGATTGCCATGGTATGAATACCGCACGTACCCACGCACAACAGAAAACTCATCAAGTGCTGGGCATGACACCACCTTGGTAATATCTGGATGAAAGGCTGTACTGGAATAGGTTGATATTGAAACCGTTGGGGTAACCGTTGGGGTAACGGTTTGCGTAACCGTTTGGGCTGGTGTTGCTGTTGGGATTGGCTTGACTTGCTCTGTAGGAACTGGGTTGCTCCCGGTGTCCTGGTTCAAACTGGATACCCATAGGCAACCAGCTGGATTATTACCACACCCAACCATTACAAAACTCATGAATACAATTACCACCCACGCTGCTTTCATAGTAATCACTCTCCTTTTGGATCTTTATTATGGAACTGTTCAGGATCAATATCAGAATCAGCACACATAATACGTGGTACAGCTAGTTTTTCTAATAATGCCAAACAACGTTTGTTGACTTCCACAATATTTGCTAATTGCTCAACCAATTTCTCATCAGGTTTTATATATTCTGTCTTTTTAGTTGATTCCCACATTATTTTTTACCCTTCCCACTCGTAATAACATTGACTGTCTGTGTGACTTCACCCTTAAGGTTAGCATCGATCGTCTGGGGTACCAGTTTTGCAGCTACCCGTGCAAATGTATTTTTATCAAGCTTCTTGAAAAAATCTTTGCCCCCACGCTCATTGAGCGCATCCAGCAGCATTTTTTTAACATCCGCTGAGTATTTGTTCTTACTTCCCTTTTTACGTCCATTATGAACCAGGTTATCATATCCTTTCCCCTTAGATTTCCCACAATCTGGGGGAACTTTACTTTTTTTCACTACTTTCTTTTTTGCTGTCTTTTTCATATCCTGATTTTACCACTTTCTCAAGACTAATTCAACACTGCTCGGTCAGTTCCCGGTATAGCTTTAATCTGAACAGCTCCACACCGGACACAATATCTTATCCTGTGCTTACGGTAAACTTGCTTTCCCCAATAGAACACAACTCTATCCATATTCTCGGTTACCCATGGCAACCATACGTGCCTGTGAAACAGGTTTTTAAGCCACAAAACCACAATCAGACTCCTTCTATGCCGGTCATTCTTATTCTTCTAACTATAGGCCCTCTGCGTGTGCGTGGTGTCCAACTCGCTATGCTCCGGGTAAAATATACCTTATTGCCCACACGAAAAGTGGCAGTTTTAGGGTCTTTAGTAATTGCTTTCTCAAAATCATTCTGATCATAGGTTGATCTGACCACAACCTTTTCACCCCAGAGCGTCACGAATGTTATCAATCGGTTGCCTCCTGTTTCAAACAATGTATTGCAGCATTCTTTGCCACAATGTTACTTTGTGCCGTGGAATACAGTCTTTCCCACAAATTGGGCATTTGTCTGTTTTGGTGTATCTGTAACAATGAGGACAAAACGTCTTCCACATCGATTCAATACGCATGTGATCCGGAATTTTCTCCTCAGGTTTTTTTTTCATATCCGTGTTTCCTTTTCCCGCTTGAGTAACGCATCAGCATACTCAACTGCCTGCACAGCAAGATGAAACGCACCACACCTATCACCAGATGAACTCAACATCCCCTGCATAACAGCAATACAAGTTTTTTGACGGATGGTCATACCCGGTGCCTGCAAATCGCTTTCAGTTTCTCCTAAAGCAGTACTAAACTCCCTAACAATAGGATAAGCTGGCTCGCTCCCTGGATTTGGTTGGTATGGTATTGGTGATATCTTTTCGCATTCATCACAATACAAGCTTCTTTTGTTTCCTATAAACTCTTTATGACATAACGCACACTTACATGAATAATCTTTCTTTTCCTCACTCATCGGTCACCTCTTTTCATAATACACTTCTATAAACTCGCCGTGTTCTTTTATGACTTCGCCACGTATAAATTGCTTTTCGACCACGGTGCTTTCGTCAACTTTAGCAAATGTCCCTTTCCGCCTAGACATGTATTTAGGAATAATAGGGTTATCAGGAGGCGAGATAATTTCTGATTTTCTGTTCATAAACATTAATTTAATTCTCACTCCCCCACCTCTGGACTCTTAACCTCAAACGTTTTCCGGTCCTCAAACTCCTGCTGCTTGCCCGGGTTCCAGAAGTTTATGGGTCTAAAATACCCCACAACCCTGCTATACACCTCACATGGATGGCCACACACTTTGGGTTTCATTTCCGGTTCATTTCCAGTTGGTTTGCTCATTTTGGCCACGCCCTTTGTTTTTCCCAGTGGTTATTTATTATTGTTCTGTGATTTATATTCGACATATCAAGCACTTTTCTAGTCGGGGTGAACACTGCGCCTGTCTGCTTAAAGAAAAAAGGAACTCCAACTGATTGGCATTGCTCGTACACAGATTGCACCCAATCTTCATCGCATACCCGCGCGCCTGGTCCGGTTTCCCCGCCTGCGATTACCCAGTCAATACCCT